TTAGTCGGCTGCACGGCTCGCGCTTCGCCATATCCCTGTGGCGGGTCGGTGCGGGTAGCGCTCGGGCCAGCGGCCAGCTGCATACCTTCCAGGCTGGGTTCGGCTTGCGGATCCAGCTCCGGCTCTGGCGGCATGGTCGGGTTGTACGCCTCCGCAATCATGTCCATGTAGCTATTTTCTACTTGGCTAAATGCCATGTCAGTTTCCTTCGGCTTGTTTTAACAGCGCTTCCATATCTCTCACTTGGCGCAACTTTACAGGATCGTTACCCGCTTGACGCCTTAACGCTTCGATAGATTGCTTGTTGATTGGCCCGGTTATCCACTCACGCCCAGGCTTTGCTTTGCCGTCTGGGTTCCTTGCGTAGTTATTTAATTTGTCTTGAGCTTGTTTAGCGTCAGATCTATTCTTCTTGTCTAATTCTTCTTTTTCTAACTGCTCAATAATCTCTGGCGCTGTAATTGGCTTGCCTTTTTGAGCGGCATCATTTTCAATTTCTGCAGCTCTAAGTTTTAATTTTTGACGTTTTTTAAATGACTCGCTTTTTGGGTCAAGAACATAACCGCCATTGCTGGTTTCTGGAAGATCTGACAATTTATTGATAGCGCTATCCAATTTTGAATCGTTGGTTTTGTCGTCTTTATTTAATACCTTTAAAAGAGCTGTTCGCTGCTTAATTGATAAGCCAGGAATTTTATCTAAATCTTCTTTTGTTTTAATTGTGCCGTTATAAATCAAACCCAATGCGTTGTAATTTGCTAGTGAATTACCATCACCATCTCCAGTTGGCTTGTCTGGCTCAAGCAAATCTTTAATAGTGCCAATTGGCGTTGAGCCAGGTGGCAGAGCAAGTAATTTATCTATTAAAGGCTTACGCGCTGGATTGTTTTTTGCCAAAGGAAATATCTGCTCCAGCAAATTTACTGCCTCGGCTTGGCCGGCTAATTTGGCGGCTTCCTTCTTGCGCGTTGCAATAGCCTCACGCTCGTTGTTTGCTGTTATGAAGTTGGCTGTAATCTTTGCCACAGCGTCAAAGTCATTTACAACCAAACCCTTTAGCACGTCTGACATTTTGCCAAGATCGCCAGATCTAATTTTTTTCAATGTAAGATCAGGGTCGGCCATATACTCGTCAGACAAAAGAAACTTTGTAACTGCGTTAATTTTGGCAGTGCGCAAAGCAACCCTAAACTTTTCGCTGTACTCTTTTTGCAAAGCAGCGTCACCCAGCAATAGTGAGTTTGTTGCAATGTTTTGATTGACAATAAAAGCCATGTCATCAATAGATCTTTTCTGACCGTTGCTGTCAGTAAAAAACCCTTGAGAAATTTGAGCTTCTAACAACTGCATGCTATTGTCAAAATCAAAATCAAACTTTGCAATTCTCTGCGCTTTCTTGCGCTTGCTCTCAGCCTCATATGCCGCATTTAAAACGGTGTTGCCATGCGTGGCCATTGTGGCGCGGAACTTTATTGACGCCTCACCATCAACTTCTGCCAGCGCTGTTGCGTAGCCGTTAGTAACCGTCAGCAATTTGGCCGACACATCCTTTGACGTTATCGATCCGTTTTGAACTTCCGTCAATAATTTGGCCGCCTCGGCTCGACCTTCTATTTCAAAGTGAGACGCGAGCTGCAGCGTCCTAGCTTTTGCAACCGCCCTGCCGTAAATACTTACGTCGCTCGATATTTTGCCCAGACCAGGGATTGCAGAAACCATCGGGCCGCCTTGCAAAGGCTGGCCTGTTACATCATCAATGCCGGCGGCAAGTTTTAATTGCGCAACAGATGGCGGGTTTTCAGCTGCAAACCGTATGCCTTCACGCTCACGCAGTTCTGCGGCCTTTTGAAACGTGCTTTGAGACATGCGGTCAAGAATATTGGCCATTGTGTTTGCGGCAGCAGCCTCTGCCCGCGGCCCTACAAAATCAACTTGCTGCGGCGTGACGCGCTCCATTGGCACGCCAGCTGCAGACCTTAGTTGTATTTGCCCTGATTCCAGTCTGGTTGCCATGTCGTTGCCTTATGCGAATGTTTTTGCAAAATCTGTCGCGCCCTTTATCAGGGTGGCGTTGGCCAGCAATCCACCTTGCTGACGGGCCGCTTTGCCCGCTTGCTCGAACTGACCTGCTTGGCGTTGCGCGGCAAATATATTGAGAAAGTTTTGGTATTCAGTAGACTGGAGCATAGCCGCTGCATCTTCAAAACCAAGCACCTGCGCGGTCAGCGCATTTAAATCAGCAATTCCAACATCCATCATTACATTGCGCACGTTTTCCGTTTGCACGGCAAGAGCGCTGCCCTCACCAAAAGAAACGCCAGACGCAGCAGCCCTAGCTCGCGCCGAGGCATTTGTCGCCCGTAGATTCTTCAGCAGCTGGTTGCCAGCGATCTTGTAATTCTGCGCCTCAATCTCTGCTTTTTTAATTATCCGGCCAGCCTGGATCTGCGCGTACTGGTCTGACATCTCTGCCCGCACCTCGGCCACAGCCAGGTTGTCGCGTGCCTGCAGCATATAACTGGTTTGCTGTTGAATGGCGGCAGCCTGCTGTGCCTGCGCTGCACCATATGCCCCAATCATGCCGGCTACTGCCAGCGTTTGGCCACCAGTCATTCCAAGCAGGGTTGCTTCTTCTGCCATTTTATGTCCCCGAGTTAACTGCGACGCGGTAATCCAAGCCGAGCAAATTCATCTTCAGCGGCAGGTTTTGCGATACCTCAATGGCCTGCTCTCGGCTGTAACCCAGCACGCCATTGATCCGCTTGATGCCAGTAAATGTCGGCTCTGGATCGTCCAGCAGTGGATTGTCCAGCAATCTAAACGCCACCGGCTGGTTATTGATTACAAGGTTTTGCGTGTTTTGCAGCACCGCAGCAATCTCAACAATGCGCTTTTTAAACGATACCCGGCTGCCAGTCTGTAGCTTAATTTCTACGGGCATGGTCTTGATGTAAACCGTAATAGGCAACCCAACCTCAAAGGCAGTTGTGGATGCCCGGTCAAACGTCACCGACCCACCGCCGCTTACAGTCTCATCCGTCTGCGGCACGCCATCGGTAATAACATCCAATGCCTTGCCAATATGCGGTAGGCCAGACGCGCTGGCAGCCGCGCCACCCACAAAGGCACAGTCGGTAAAATAATCGTAGCCAAACAGCTCGATAAAGTACCTAGTCACACCATTAAATACTCGCTGCGTAACACAGTAAATGTTTGTTACATCCACACCCACATCAATAAAGCGACCATCGGTAATAAACTCTGACGGCGACGTTATCTGCTGGCTGCGCAACATAGAAAACACAGCAATGCTGCCGTCGTCCGTGTTGGTCATCAGCAGCAGGTCGGCCTCCTCGGTGCTCGACGCACGACGCAGAGCGATCCGCTGCGGGCCTTTGAGCAGGTGACCAGACAGCAGTGAGATACGCTGCGTCACATAGGTTTGCTGCACATCCGTAAACACAAACTCATTGAGCGACTTGCCTTGGCGTTGGATAAACACAGAGCCCGACTCAACGGATTGCACGCGGGTGCCAGGTTTAATCCCGTTGCGGCTTACGTTCTTAAAAGTAAATGTCAGCGGCGTGATCGGCTCGGTTCCCTGCTGCGGCACAACAAACTCACCACCAGTTGTAAACACTTGAAAGTCACGGGTGCTGATAATGTCGGTAATGACGTTCAGCTCGTTGGTGTCCAGCGTGGCTTCCACCGCGTCGTCGTCTAGCGACTCGTTCGGCACGAAGTCAAAAAACAATCCGATCTTCGATCCCCAGATTGTTGATGGTCGTGACTTGCTGCCACCAAAGTAGAGCCGGCCTTCGTGGAAACTTACCGACCGTGGCCAGCCGCGCACAGAGCTCCAGACATCCTCATAAAAACATTCAACACTCCAATTGCCGGATGTTCTCGCGCTAGTGTCAAAGAATGGATATTCAACAACTCCCTTGACCACATCATCACTAACAAACTCAGTAATGCGAACGCGACCCTGTGGGCTTGCATTGATGTACTGATAAACGCTCTCGTTAGCAAATGGCACAACCTTGTAGGAATCGCCGGCAGTTGGGGCAACAGCCCAATCAGGAAACACTGTGGCCACTTTTGTGGTGCCGTTGTATTCGGTAATTTTGCGGGCTTGGCCAGACTGGCTGCCACTGGTCATGCGCACACACAAACCTTTGTAAATGTCGTTTGTGGAGCTGGCAGATGCCTTTAATGTAATCGTGCTCAACGAAGCCGCTTGGCAGTTTCCTGTGTCGCCAGTGTATGCCGAGGCAGTCAATGTCACATTGCCAGAAACCGCAGACGGCGTAAGTGTTGCTATTGGCTCAAATATTTGCAGGTTAAATGCGTACTTCGGGACGCTGTCAAACGTGATCGTGGTTGCTGTCCAAGCAGTATCGCTAGTGCGCTGGATCCGCACCGGCTGCAGATCAGGATGCACAACAATCAACGTGTCGGCACTCTGCGTCCAGCACATGTCGTCAACAATGCTGGAGCCGATTGTGGTGGTCAGGTAGTTATTACCAGAGCCATTGATGTTAGCTTGCACCACACCATTCTTTATGATGTACATGCGATTGTGCGTAAAGCACAGCATGTAACTATCATCAACCGAGAACTGAAACGGCACCAGCCGCACGCCATTGCCGGCAGACTCTGTGCTGGTGTTGGGTAGCTCTAAGATGTGCTTTGTGCCTGGGCGGCGGCGTAGGCCGCCCTGCGGCTGGATCAGGACGTTGGTCGCTTTAGCCAGGGCGTTGTCGTACTGCTGCAGGTCAACCCGAGCACGCAGCAGCGGATCTAGCTCGCCGGTGGAAAAGTTGGTCTGGAAATCGACAAAGCGCATCAGCCCCTCACCGAAATTAGTGTGTAATCCTCGATAACTCGAACCGGCTGGTTCTTGCCATCAATAACGGCTGCTTGGCGAAAGTAGCCGCCTCGGCCATTCTCGCTTGGCTCGCCCACAGCGATAGCTCTCCAGCGCGATGTTTTGTCTGCTTGCTCGGTAATCGGCTCGGCAATGTGCCAAGCGATCATGTACTTCAGCAGCTGCACAAAGTATTGCGGCATCGCAAACTCTGGCGTCTGGAACTGGTAGTCAATATAGACCAGCTCTAAGTTTGTAAGCAGCTTGTCACCCTGGATTTCCCACTCCATGCTAACGCGGCCACTCACTGCCGGCGTATCACGCACAGCGTGCGGGCTGCCCAGGCGGTCACCCGGCAGCTGATATTCATACTTCCAAAAACTGTTGGGCGTTGTAATCAGACGCGCCAGCTGGGTCTTCTTCATCGAGAATGACCAAGGGTAGCTCATCAGCGTGGAGTCTCTGATGTCAGGGTACAGGCGATCACAAGCCGAGCTTTCGTCAGTGCCATCATTAAATGACGATATAGCCTTTGCGCCCAACAGGATCAGCGCATCTGAACAGATCGAAACTCCAGTATCGCCTGCTGCCATATAAACCCCATAAAGTAAGAAAGGCCAGCCCCCGACGAATCAGTGACTGGCCTATTCAACCGACTACCGATTAGTCAGTGTCAGTTGCAGTTACCGTCACACCGTCAGTAATATCAACCACGCCAGAGGCGTTGCTGACCACATAAGCGGTGGACATTACTGGAGTACCACCTGTTGCCGAATAGCAGAAGATGATGTCGCCAACTTTAAGGATTGACGAAATAGTATTGAAATACCCAGAAACGCGGATCACAGTTTGTGCGTCAGCAGATGCGTAGGTATGGATGGATGGTGCATTGCCAGACTTGCTTGCACCAATAGTATTAAAACCGTCAGCTGAAAAAGCCATGATGAATCTCCTTTTAAGCTGCAGCCGCAGTATCGCGTGCAGTGATTTTAACAATACCTTCGGCATCGATGGCGATTGCACCAGCGCTGAACAAAGCATTGACCAGGAAAGATGTCTTCTCGGCAATGTAGTTGATCTCAGTGCGTGGGGCGATACCTTCAGCGTAGCCGATAGCGTCCTTGTGGAAAGCAAACAGAGTGCGATCCGAGGAGCCGTCGATTGGCAGGCCACCCTCAGTGCGGTCACCAATAACGTGGAAAGTGAAACCCATGAATTGGTTGATCTCGCCCTGCACCAGCGCCTTAACGCTGTTGAAGTCCGAGGACGTGACTGCAGTCTGCTCTAGCATCGATGCCAAGGAGTTTGCGTGGATAATAATGTTGCGGCCATCCGACGGCACGTTCTTGGTATTCAAGATCTTTGCAGCCTCGCGCAGCTTGGAAATGTTCATGTTGGTGTTCGAGCCACCAATTGAATTCGCCACGGTGCCGGTGCCTGTCGCAGCGTTCAGCGCATCCAGGATCAGCTGATCTTGACGGCGACCGATTGCATTACCGACAACTTGCACAAGCTCAGAGCGCTCGTCAAAGTTTACTTTCTGCTGGCTGAAAATGTCGCTGTACTCAGCGGCGTTCCAGTCCTGCAGCGTGCAGGTAACGTTGGAGAAACCAACATTCATTGGTGTGACATCAGTCTGCGTCACGCGGGCAGTAGCCACGCCGCGACCGACTTTTGGGAAACGTACGGTAGAACCTTCGACACCACGACGCTGACGCACAGCACCAACCAGCATTGCCTTGCCCTGGTAAGCCTGTTTGACTTCAGCATCGAATAGCGTGACAAAGGCATTAGATAAAGAAATAGCCATTTGTGTACCTCATTCAGTTGATTAGTCAGTGGTTTTGCGCGTCGGTGAGCCGCTGATGCGGGCCTGTGCTTGCTGTTTACGGCAGCCAATCGGTAGCATCTCACTACAAGTCAGGGTCGGTTACCCGGTGGGCCTTGTCGGTATTGTATTGACATTTAAGAAAAACGCAAGAAAAACCCGGCGTGTGCCGGGCTCTTGATTATTCCGGGATGTAAGTCCGAAACATTCGCTCAACCTTCTGCCGGTAGGCAGGGTCTGATTGATACTTAGGATCGCCCACCATCGCATAGAGCTCATCTTTGGATGGCGCACCCTCCATCGGCATCGACTCAATTGGCACCCGGCCTTCGTAGGATTCTCGGATCTTCATCAGCGCAGTCAGGCCACGGGCTGTGCCGCCCATAATCTTAAACTCATCGAAGTCATCCTTTGACCAGACGCCCTTATTGACCAGGCCGCGAGCCCAGTCAACCATGCCATTGACGACCGCGTTAGCGTTCGGGCCTAGCTGCTTCATCTCGACAGCTGGGTCGATAATCTCACCGGCCATCATTTCCTGCGCCTGGCTTTGCAGCTGGCCAGACAGATCGTCGAACTGTGCCTGGGACAGTCCATTGTCCTTCGCCCAGCTCGACAGGGTTTCGGCTATCGGGTTGTTTTCAGCCTGGTCGCCAAACGCAGACAGATCATATTTGCCATTTGCCGGGGCATTGTGAGCGCCCTTGCTGATCTTGCCGCGTAGATCGCGCCAGGATTTGGCGATACCTTCCAGATCTGGTTCGTTGGTATCTTTGTCCCAGAAGTTTTCTGGCCAATACTCTGGCCTCTCCGCTGGGTTGCTTGACGCTGGCGCTGATGCGTCGCGCTGTCTGTGGTCAATGCTGACAGCCTGGCTGTTATCTTCTGGCTTGCTTGAGTCTTCGACTGTAACGCTGTCGAGTAGGCCGGTATTTTCACCGGGCTCGGCAGTTGCCGTATCGGTCATAGGTTCCTCGCTTGTTGTATCCGTGCTTCAATATCCCGCACGACTGTCCGTTGCCCTTCGGCAAAGAAAGCGTGCGAGGGGTCTGTGCCTGGCACGGCGACAGGCACCTCCACATACATAAGCCGCAGCCACTTCAGCAGCTTCTGACCGTCCTCTGATGTAAATACACGCAGGCATAGCCGAGAGAGATCCTCCCGCTGCTGCTCTACTGGGCGTATATCACTCGTAATCGCCTCTAGTTCGTCCCAGCTCATTTGTCAGGCATCGACATAAGGTCGTCGTCGTCGTCAGCAAAGGGGGATTTCTTTTCCTTCATGCGCATAACCGCATGATCTACAGCCTTATCAATGATCGACTTTGGTAATTTGTCCATAAAGTCTTCAGCTTCAGGGTCGCCCTTCATCAGGTAGTTAAGCTCTGATTTGTTAAGGGTTGGCACAATCAATGGGATCAAAGTTTCTTTTCCATTAAGCCCGACGCCGATAGATATTTCGGTCATGACGTTACCATCTGGGCGCTTAATTTCCCCAAAGTAACCCATGCCCTTCATTGAATCATCGGGTCTTTTGCCGTACTCCATTGCGTCATCCATTACATCATCTCCTCTGGTGGTGGTGCTCCAGGCGCGGCTCCAGCTTGAGCTTGCATGGCCATCGCCTGCGCCATTGCGGCTTCTTGCTGTTGCTGTTGCATTGTCTCCATCAGCACAGCACGCTCGGCGGCTGTGTTACGCACAATAGATGGCACGCCCAGCTTGTCGCCAATGTAGTCAACCACGGCGTCAGTCTTAATGGCCAGCGCTCCATCGGTGCCAAAACCCTGCATCAGCTGGGTGTACTGGATGATCGCGTTGACTTCCTCCATGTTCTGCGCCATCGCCAAGGGAGCCACCGGCACCACCTTGGCCTCTAGGCCATTGACTCGCAGCGGCATGTCGATTAGCCCGCGCTCATCCATGACTTCGAGGATCTTTGACACCAGCGGAATCATTGTCTCGTTGATCAAGCGGCCAAAGGCAGAGCCCAGGTTCTGTGCCAGCTCTTTCATGCGCTCGACAATCTCAGTCGCCGACCGGGCTGACATATTATCAGGCGGCAAAGACTCGTCCAGCAGGATGCGCTTGATGTTTGCCGACAGATCGTTAATCACCAGCTGGCTGACATTGAAGTCACCCGAGCGTGGCAGCGGCAGCAGCGCTGGGCCTTGCGGGCCACCGTTGCGAGCCACCGGGATGATTGCACCAGGCACCAGCTTTACCGTGTTCGGGTTCAGCACGCCATCATCTGCGGCTGTGTAGACGCCGGCAACAGCCAAGCTGGCGTTCTTTAGCAGCAGCTCTTTGACCTTGTTCAAGGTTTTGATGTCAGGCAGCGCAGTCATCAGCGGGCCACGGCCATAAATCTCGCCTGCCACTTTCATGTAGCGTGAGATAACAAACGGCGAGCTCTTGCGGCGGCGGTATACCAGCTCTGATTTACCTTGCTTCCAGATGACGTGATAGCAGTAATCGCCACGCTTTTGGTCAAAGATAGTGGCTTCCAGCAGCTCAACATCATCTGTCGGCTTGTTCTCAATCTGGCGCTTTAGATCGTCAGGTATCTTGGCGTCTGGCCACTGGCGCTGGATTGACTCACCCTTCATGCGCATGCGGCGGTACACATTATCGACCTGCCCGTTTGCGCCCTCTTCGTAGCTGACCAGGAACAGCGGCACAGGCACAAAGTTGATCGGAGACACGTCGTCACCCGGCTGCACCATCATGCAGGAAGTACCAACAGCCAGGTCAAGCAGGAACTCACCAATAGCAATGTCAAAGTTTGACTGCTTGAGCACAGCAAACATCTGCTCGGCGTACACATCGAGAACAGCCTGGAGCTGCTGCTTTTTGTCACTTGGTATCGACGGGCCTGGCTCCAGCCTTGCCCACTTACGCTGCGGAGGGAAGACAACAGACTGCAGCCGGTTGGCAAAGCGTTGGGTCGAGTTGATGGCCGTCGAGTCAAAGACCCGCTGCATTTTCTTCGACCCGGTGACGCCACCCTCCCAGACGCCATAAAGTTGGCGCTGTGGCAGGGCAAATTCGTAGGCATCCTGGTACAGCTGCTCGAATTCGTCCTTCTTGCGCTGGGCAAGCTCCTGCCGCTTCATGATCGCGTCAGGTTTAAGTCGCATGCCGCCTAGCGGTTTCTGGTATTCCATGTCAGTCTTCCTTGTTTAGCTGTCCTTGTATTTGCTCATGCCTTATAGGAGCTCAACATTGGGCGTTTGTCTTTGCGGGTTTTGGCTGCGTTCTTAAAGTCGGTATCGCTGGGCGCACCGGGCGATCCTGGTTTACGCATCTTTTCCTTGCTGCCCTTCTCGATGCGCTCACGTTTTGCGTGGATGTTTTCGTAGAGTCCCGGCATTTTTACGCTCCCTGCAACATTGGTCTAGCGGTTCGACGCGATACCGCGCCCAGTCTTGCTGCCCTGCGCTCGCCTACTTCCCGTTTAAATGTAGTCTCCGCCTCGCCGCGCCTAGTCTGAAACTTTGTCTCATCAAAGCCTGCCAGCTCTGGCATCTCTGGTGCTGTCGGCGCTGTGGGTGCTTTCTCAGTAAAAGTTGGAATCGCCTTCTTCTTCAAAGCAAACGATCCACCCTCTTTTTCCTCGACGTAACCTTCTGGGAGGCTTTTGTGGCTGCGCCATGTGCCGTCAATAACATAGCCCCACTCATAGGGGTCAGCAGACCCAGCTTTCTTTATGTTCTGGTAACGAAACGACCCAGGAATTTTTTGTGCCTCAAAAGGATTTTTCTCAATTTCCGCCAGCGACCCTTGGTAGTCGCCTATTCTTTTTTGGAAATCCTGTAGCTGGCGCTCATAGGCTGGCATCGCCTCCATTCTGTATTGCTCTGCCGCCAAGTTATATGGCTGCATTTGCTTCTCGCGCTCGGCCTGAAAGCCAGCAAATGACTGCTCATAGTCGCCCGTCAGCGCAGCAATATCTTTTTGGTATTGTTGTGCTAGGCGATCAATATCGGATGACCTGCGCCGCTGCATTGATCTCATCTGAGCTTTAGAGACGGCCATTATGAGAGCTCCATGCCAGGTGATAACTGAGCGCTAGTGATGCCAAGCTCTGGCGTTAAGCGCTCCTGTGAGAGCAGCGCACGGCGGCCACCACGGGTACGGGCTTTGAGCGCAGACGCTTCAGCTGCCGCAGCCTTTCTGCGCTCTTCGTCGGCGGCTGCCTGCACTTCCTTGGATTTCTGCTCCATCGACAGTCGGCTTTCCTGGTACTGCAGCTGCTGTGCCTCAAACTGCTGACGCGCCATCTGAGCCTGCTGCTCAAGTGACGCACCCTGCTTGGCATACTCAGCTGTCTGCCTAGCCAACTCATTTCGCATCGCCATCGAATCAGCCTGCTGCTGCGCCAACGCTTGAGACTGCTGCCTTTCCGCGTCTTTGCGAGCCTTTCTCGCTTCGTATCCCTGATACGCGGAGCCTCCGGCAACCGCCAAAGCCAGCCAAGGTATAGCCATGATTTCCCCCAATAAATACAATCAAAGTAATTCTATTGCATTTTCAATAGCTTGCAATGCTAAACATATAAGCATTATATAAATTAAGTAAAAATATCAAAATCCATCTTGGCCACTGTCATGCCTGGCGCTCTGCCGCCCAGCTGGTGGGTACGCGTCATACGGTTGTATTCGCCGCCGCCCATCATCAGGTAGCCAAATGAGTCGCCAATGTGTGAGTGTTCGTTCTTGTTGGGTGAGTCTCTAAAGCGTTCCTGGCCGGCACCGACCGCCACCCGCTTGAAGTGATAGCCACCGGCCAGAGACTTTCTCAGCAGCTTGCAGGATCGGTTGATGATCAGCCCTGGCTTGCCATCGATTAAGCGCTGCATCGGTGCGGCGGCGGCCTCTCTGCGGGCTCTAAAGTCGTTGGACGCGGTAGGCTGGGCTCGCAGCCCCAAGGTGCGCAGGTGGTCGAAGGCTGTGACTTCATAGATGCCATCGCGCTGCATGCCTGCCGGGTCGCCCCAGACCAGCACCTGATGGTTTGGATAGCGGGCGTTGAGCTCGGCTAACAGCTGCATGCCGAAACGCTCCAGCCCCATGTCAAAGGTCACGATTTCGTGGTGGATTACCCAGCGTCCGTTCGGCAGTCGCTGGCCAATGGTGGCCGCCGGGGTGAGCCCGAAGTCGAGCCCTAGCTGGATTGGTACGTCGGGGGATATTTCGGTATCCCCTGACATGATGGAGTCGTCATATTCTGGCCAGACGGGCCTGCCTTCTTGGACGTAGGTGTATTGGCCGCCAGCGTAGCACTTGATCCAGTCCAAGTTCTTCCCCAGCAGCATTTGCTGGTAGTAGCCGCCGGGCAGGTTGTTGATATTCTCGGCTCGCTCGTTGACGCGCCACCACTTGCCGGCAGAAAAGATATGGTCGTTAGCCTCTGGGTTATCAGGCAGCTCGGCTGGGTCGACCTCAATGATGCCGCCTGGCTGCTTCCAGAACTTCCAGGCATACGCACCTGACATCTTTTCCTTCTCGGCCATCTTGTGCCACCAGTGGTCGTCGTCCATCGGGTTGGTGTCCATCCAGATGCCGTGCCAGGTAGCGCCGCCGTCCCTCTTTGTTGGGTACCGGCCCACCCGGTGGGTCAGGCCATCGATCACCGCCTTGGGCAGCTCGCGGGCTTCGTTGACCCAGGCACCCGTTAGCTCCAGAGACAGCAGCTTTCTTACGTCTTTAGGCTGGTCGAGCGCCAGAAACATGACCTCCATGTCGATACCGGCGGCCTCACCGCGAGCAGGCAGCCGGATATGGTGCGTGATCGGCGGGGTGTAGAGCATCGGCCCGAAGGTAGACTCGGGGAACAGGTCGAGCCAGGTCTTGATCGTCGTGGTCTTCAGCATTGGGTAGCTGTTTCGCACCACCGCAAAGCGCGTATACCGGATATTGTCAATCGGTGAAGGTTTCTGCTGGATCGCCTTCTTGAATATCTTGGCCGCACACCCGTAGCTCTTGCCCGACCCCACCGGCCCCATGATCCCCTGCACAAATGCGTTCGACTCGAAGAAATCGTAGATCACCGGGCTGTGGCTGAAGTCGAACCTCAGCCCCTCGCTCGATACCGTCTTGCTCGACTGCTCTTTTCCTTTTGACACGTTTCCTCCAGAGACTCATTATTCCGCGTTGGGCGCTACTACGTTGACATCAATCACGCTAGGCTTGTCATTCTCGTCAGGGTTGTCCAGCAATCCACTCGCTTTAGCCAGCAGACGCAGCACACCGATCTTGTCGTAGAGCTCGATCTCCAGCGTGTTGTTGCCGTCCTTGTCCACCCTGACCTGGATCTTCTTGATCGCCTGCAGCGCCTGCTCGGGGATGTCCCTGCTGGGCTTTACCTTCACGTTGCCAGCCTCGTCCCAGGTCATGATGTCCGTGATCTTGGTGTTAGCCATGCACAGCAAAGCGTAGGAGACAGCCTCCCGGTTTTGGATCAGGGTGTTCGAGCGCTCCAGCCGGCGTTGCAGCGTGCGAGTACCACCAAAGTTCGTCAGCCCACCCACCGGGATGTTAGAAGGGTATTTTTTAGCTGGCATCAGAAAGGTATATCCGCATCAGGGTTCGCTTCCGTAAACTTCATGGCCTGGCCCTGCGGCTGATAGCCATTGCCCTTGGCCTCACTGTGCGCAGTCATCCCAGATCTAGGCACCTTCACGTTACCAATCTTGATCTTGTAGTAAGGCTCACCCGCCCGAGTAGTAGCCGGCGTCACCTCAAGCCAGTGCAGCGTGCCATCAGGCAACAACACATCCCCCTTGAAGTCAGCGTGCCAGTCCTCCTTCTTGTCCTTATTGGCAAAAGCGCTACCCTGACCAGGCTTCTTCTCGTACTTTGTTTCATATGACATTTTAATAACCTCCTAAAGTTACACCAAAAACCCACAGCTCAAAATAGTGGGGAAAAATTGTGGGGAAGCCCCGCCACGCTACGGCTGGGGGCGGGGGGAAAGGGGTGCCTTTCTGACAACCTACTTGCTAGCCCGACAACAGTATCGATCCCGCCAGCGCATAAGCTAGGTGGCGGCTCTCTGGGTACACGTCGACGACCCCCCCTGCCTTCCGAGCACACGTCACACACCCCCCCTTGTCCAAAACCCATACGTTCGATTGCGATTTGGACAGATCGGATTAGAGCCTCTACAAGCCTCGATCTATCCTTGCCCATGTCTGCCTATTACCTGCACCCTGATCGCTGCTTGCAGGTGCTTTAGATCGCGTTTAAACGGCATTGCCTATCCCCGCGCAGCATCCAGATGCAGCTGAATGATCGAATCCACCAGCATGCCAGCGTTCGGCACAGGCAGTCCCTCGGACGTATTCAGGTTTAGCAACATTGTCACATCTGCATCTAGTTGTTCTTCTGTTAATTCAACTGTAGTTAACCTAAGT